TAAAATTATGGACTATACATATGCTAAATTAAAAATGCAAGAAGAAATTATAAATCCTTATGAATTTGATCTGAAATTTAAATTAATGCTCCATTCTTTAGGCGTTACGTCTAGCGATGAAACTGGAAGGTTTAAAGATATGGATACATATTTAGAAGATATAACAATAGCATATTTAAAGTATCAGAGAGAAATAAATGGGATGAAAATTCATGGTAATCAAATGGCATAACTACATACATATAAGAATAAAATCAAATAACAATCATGAAAGGTACTAATGTATGGAACTAAAAATAAGGTGTATTCCTCCAGATATTAGTGAGGAAGAAAGAAAGATAAATGTTGAGAGTTTATTTAACTCACTATGCCGAACTTCAAAAATAGAAAACTTTAGTCATTGTATTTGCGATATTGGAACAAATAACATACATATATATTTAAATAGAAAAAGACCTTAAATTGGTCTTTTTTCTTTATATTTATAGTTAGTCTATACTAATGTGTGATTTTACACACGTAATTAAAGACTAACTTTTTCATTGACAATGCTATTAATATATTATATTATGTTAATAGAATTAAAACAAGCTATATTGAGGAGTTAAAAATATGAAATTTGATGCAATATATAGTAGACAATCAATCGATAAAAAAGATTCTGTTAGTATAGAAGCACAAATAGATATGTGTAAATCATATCTAACTAAAGACGAATATGAACTATATACAGATAAGGGATGGAGTGGAAAGAATACTGATAGACCTAAAATGAATCAGCTAATTTCAGACGTTAAAAATGATAAAATCTCTACAATTATTGTATATAGGCTAGACCGTATAAGTAGAAATATCGTAGATTTTGGAAACTTACTATCGCTTTTTAACGAACACAATGTAGAGTTTGTATCTTCGTCAGAAAACTTTGATACATCTTCTCCTATGGGTAGAGCTATGGTATATATAGTAATGGTATTTGCACAATTAGAGAGAGAAACAATCGCAAAAAGAATAGGAGATAACTATAAGTTTAGATGTGCTACAGGTAAATATTTCATGGGTGGAGGTGTGCCATTTGGATATAAATCAGAGAAGATAATCATTGATGGGAAAAAAGCTAGTGCTATTACACCAAATGAAAATGCCCCCATACTACAAGATATATTTTCTAGGTTTAGCAATGGAGAAAGTATTGGTAGTATAGTTAAAGATTTAAATCGTAATGATATAAAAACAGTTAACAATAAATTATGGTCAGCAACCGCTATTAAAAGAATATTGCAAAATATTACACCATGTGTTGCTGATGAAAAGATCTGTGAATATTTATCAGCATATGGATATAATATAACTAATTCAATAGATGAATTTGATGAGGAACACGGTATGTGTATCTTCATGAAGCAAAAGCCTAATCATGTAGATGCTGACATTTCAGAACAAATTGTATCAGTTGGTATACACAAGCCATTAATTACATCAGATGAATATATAAAATCTCAATTATTATTAGATAGAAATAAGGAAAATACTTCTATTAAGTCATCTAAGAATACGTTTTTGGCAGGGATGATAAAATGTAAAGAATGTAATCATAGTTTTGGAGTAAAAACCGTACCAAAGAAAAATAAGAAATATTTATATTATTTATGTAGAAGTAGATTATCAAAAGGAGTGTGCGATAATACTCTTTATATTGCTGCCGATAAATTAGAGAAAGATATAATAAAAGCAAGTATAGAATATCTAGAAAACTACAATATTAACTCTGTGACTGTAAAAGAAAACAGAGATACATTAAATCACTCTGATGAAATAAATATACTAGAATCTCAAATAAAAAATTTAATTGACAACATTGGTAAGGGAACAAATTTTATAGATGATTTATTGACTTCAAAAATTACAGAATTACAAAGTCGTATATTAGAATTAAGAAAAAATCAACAAAAAGATATACACAACACAGTTAATATTAATATAGCTGATCAAATAAAGTTAAAACTTATTAACTTTGACCAATATTCAATTGACGAAAAAACCGAAAATATTAAGAAACTAATAAAATATATAACGATTGATAAAGATGGATTTACAGATATAAAATTTTTGATTTAAATATATAATCGTAAAAAATAGGAACGCAAGAGAATTTTACATCTCAATACGTTCCTATTTATGTGTATTTATAATACCTTAAATCGAATATAGTAACCTTTTTCAGCACATTATTTCGATTATAATAACTATTTCTGTACATGAAAATAGCCAGAAACCATTGATTTTAAACGATTCTGACTATTTATTTCTTCTTATTCTCACTAATATTAGCCCATATACTATTGCTAAATAAATCAACTATTTCTTTTTCCATATCTGTTCCACATAAAAATAAATATGGATTTACAACATAATAATTCTTTTCTTTGTCAGCATATTTATCTGACTGTCTTTTGATTTTTCTTAAAACAAGTTTATCTTCTAATACTGGAACTATCTTTCTTATTGCATCATAATCCATATCGAGCAAGACACTTATATCTTTTATATTAATAGCAACATTATTATCTCTGAGTATTCCATCTTTATATGAAATAAAAGGCATTAGAGCAGTTGCTACTGCGTACTCTCTTATAGACAATGCTTTCCATAATTCTTTAATTGGATTTTTATACACCTTAACAAACAACTCCTTTTTATTAAAATTCGTTATGTATTTGTTTAAATATTCTGATTGAGATTCTCTTACAATTTTATCTCCCTCATATATTTCAGTTAAAATTTCTCCGTAATCGTCAACCAGAGAACCTATTTTATTTCTTTGTTTCGTATTATTCATTAGAATCACCTATCACTTTCTATTTGCGATCATCAAGATATTCTTGAATAGCAGCCAATAGTTCAGGTGTTTCTTTGAAGAAAAATACATTTTTACCGTTTCCATTTTTATTAGGTTTAATATCTACTAATATAAAACCTCTCATTTGTAAAAATCCACATAAGCGTTGATTATAAATTGTTTTCATAACTGTTTTATTCATTTGAATCCTCCTATTAAATAAATATTCGTAAGTGCGTAACACGAACGAAAATGTTTTGAACTTGTTCTTGAACTTATTTCTTTACATCAAAAAGGAGCTGACCTTTTTACAGCCAACTCCCGTAACCCAATAAAACATCTCATTTATTCTATTTATTTGGAATTTTTAACACTTGCCCTAAATTTAAAGTAGTATTTTTAATTCCATTCAGTGACATAATTTCTTTGTATCTGTTTCCATCTCCCAAAAATTTCTTACTGATTTTACTAAATGAATCTCCTTTGACAACAGTGTATAATTGGAACGTATCAATAAGAAGTTTGGCTCCAACATTAATGGAGTTAATATTTTTAATATTATTTAGTTTTGCAATTTTATCAACAGTTGTATTGTATTTATTGGCAATTGCAGATAAGCTATCACCAGATTTTACAATATAATATTCATAAGCATATTTTCTATCAAGGGCAGAAGTAACAGGTTTAATTTCTTCCACGTCATAATTAGGTCTTCCATATCCAGCAATACGAGGATTATCTAAATCATAATGCTTATCACATACTCCTCCACCATTTTCTATAACATCACTACCACCAGAAGTATTCCCCTCAATAGTATAAACAGTAGTATCTGTTACTTTTGTAACTATGCCAATGTGACAAATTCTTAAAGAGTTTTTAAAGAATATCAAATCTCCAACCTTTGGGTTTTCTGTAAACCACTTATTTTTACTTTTAAAATACTGAGCTGAAGTAGGAGTATATGCGGAAAATCCACCTAACAATTCTTTAGCTTTGTCTTTACCAAAAGCTTCAACAAAACAGACATCCTGAAATTGATCACACCAAGGCTGTGCTTGATAATTTACACCAGTGATAGTTTTATATTCTCTTGAAAATCTAGTGTAATTCCCTTTTCCAGCATTAGCAGTAAAGTCATCAAGAAGCTTATTGCTTTTCTTTTCTAGATAACCAATATATTTAGTGGCTACTTTAATTACGTCTTTTGCATAACATTTAATCATAATATTCTCCTTTCCAAATTTCTTCCCATTAAAATAAGAGAGCAGTTTCCCACTCTCCACAAATTCTACTTACTTACATCTTTAATTTTATGTATACTTTTTCTCTTGGCACATTTTAATCTATATTCGATTAATTTGTATGTATAATTAACTTCAGTCTTATCTGTACATGTTTCAAATAATCGCTCAAAATCAACAACTTCAAACTCGTCCATATTTCACCTCATAGAATAATGTAGATTACTTTACAACTTTAGTACTCTTAATATAAGATTCAATTGTTGCACGAATCCAAGTATCAAGATCATTATATTTTTCAATTACTAATTCACTAACGTCATCATTCATTAAGTCTTTAGCTTGATTTAAAGCTTTTTCTAATGCTTCTTTTTGTTTCTCTGGTGTAAATGTGCCAGCCTTACGTAAATCATCCACAAAAGTCATCGCCACCTGATCAACCACACTCATAACAATATCTGTAGCCTGAGTAATAGTTTCTTTAACATACGTATTTTCAATAAGTTGTAATTTTTCTGCACGCTTAGTTTTCAAATAACTAACACCGTATCCTAATAAAATAGGTAATCCTGTAGTGATAACTGCATATAATAATGTTTGT